AACAACGGCTAGCGTACCGGTTCCATCGCCGTAAACCTGACGGTTTAGGTCAACGGATAGGTCGCGCTTTAGGCCAGTGATTTCCATGTCAACAACGTTGATGAAAGCCTGGTAGTCATCTGCGGCCTGCTCGAATAGCTGACCGTCTACCTCAATTGAACCGTAAAGGTTGGTTAGGAATAGGTGAGCTTGCTTGTACTTCTGTGCCCCAGCTGCGGGCAATACTTCACGAACGCCACGTGCACCAATTCCTTGGTTACGCCCGAGGTGAGTATCAAAGATAACTTCCTTACCGTTACGAGTAATGTTTGACGCTGACGATTCAATAAGCTGAAGCGCAGGGTTCTTGTCCCTGAGCTGCTCGTGAAGGTCACCATAAACAAGCTTAATCGCTTCAGAGGCGAAAGTCAGTATAGACTGTCCTGCCATGAGTTTTAACTCCTATTATAGATATGGGTTTTGGATCGCCACCGTGCCCTGACCCCGAGTGTGGCTGTATCTTGTGTTACTACTAGAATACCACACAGAACATACAAAAACCCGAGCCAAACGAGGCTCGGGCTAGTGTACTGTCTACTACAAACTGTTTGCAGTTCCTTTGAGCTGAGCCTGGAACATTTGCTCTAGCATCTCTTTTTTGCCTTTTCCATCCTTAGGAATGGTTATAGCGTCTGAAGGCATACCTGCGCCGCCGTCGGTACCTAGCACCATTGGAGCTGCTTCTCTTGGAAGATCGCTACGGGTCTTGTACTTTACGCCAGTGATTTCTGCCAGCTCTCTAGCTGCGGTGTAGATAGTTGCATCTTCACCACGGTCGAGCTGAACCTCCATGAGCTTTAGAATGCGATCCATAGTTGGCTGAGGAATATCGTACTTGGAGTTTACTTCCTGCACCTGAGATTCTAGGATTGCTTGCTCTTTGATAACTTCTGCCTCGAACTTGCTGTCATCCATGTACCTTTGCTGCTCGGCTATTTTTGCGTCGCGGCTCTCAAACTCTTTCCGGATAGCTGGGTCCATCTCGTAATCGCCTGAGTTGCCGTCTTCTTCAATAGCGTCTGCGGTTTCTTCAGCGACCTCAGCTTCATCGATCATGCCTTGGCTGCGAAGGTGCTCAGCTAGGTTTCTGTAAAGGGAAACTGGGTCATTTACTGCGACGTCTGCAAGCTTTAGGCTGTCCCTAATTACCGTAGCGTCGTAGTCCATGAACTCTTTGAATGGCTCGAACTTATCTAGCTGTGATTGGAAGTCCTTGCCCTGCTCCTGTAGGTGCGGCATGATCTTTGCGTGCCACGCTTCTGGAAGTTCTGCAAGTATCCTCTCGTAAGCAGGGTTGACCTTTTCTGCTACTTCGGGTGCTTCAACCTCTACTTCAGTTTCAGTAGATTCTTCGTTTTCTTCTGGGTTTATGTTTATTTCTTCGGACATGCGTCTCCTATCCTAATTGCTGATCTGTCATCCCTGATTGGGCTGGGGCCTCAACGGCTGATTGCTGCTGAGGAGCTTCTCCTTGTGCTTGCTGCATTTGCTGCTGCATTATCTGCTGAGCCTGTAAGGCTTGCTCGTGCATAGCAATGTGCTTTTGGAACTCTGCCTTTACGATGTCAGGCAATAGCTGGAAGGATTGGCTCTTCCGGAATCTGTTGTGCACCTCGACGTGAACAGCGTGGTTATCCCACACGTTGACGGCAACCATAGGAGGAACCTGTAGCGGCTCTCCGGTTTCTGGATTTATCTTGTCCTCATCGCCGTTGGCTGCGCCTTCGTTCCAGTTCTCTTCTAGCTCCTGGATCATCTCTTCGGTAACCTTCTTTAGCATTAGGTTCTCTCGCTGAGCTGAGTTCTCGTCGATCTTGATGATGTTGTAGTACTGCTTTAGCATTCCCATTTCGAGTACACGTAGACCGTCCTCTGGTGGGATAAAGCCCATCTTCATCCATTCGGTAACTAGGGCCTGTCGAGCTGCCTTGCTTGTAGGCAATGCTGAGCCAGACTCAACCCGGATATCCGTACCGGATGCAATGTCTGCACCTGAAAGCATCATGGCGTCAAACGAGCCATCGGAGCCAGTGATCTTGATTAGTCTTGCTTCGTCAACGTACTGAACAAAAAGACCTAGAGACTGCTTGGCCATTCTCTGGACCCCAGCTTCGATGCTGTGGAAGATTGTAGTCAAGTAAGCATCGTCACGCTCACCAAGGTAGGCAATGGCAGTTGCAGCTGTTAGTCCACCGCTTTCGCCACGGGATACTTGGTGCTGACCTGAGATGTCCTCGAAGTCAGATTGCAGCTGCTGAATTTCTTGGATTACGTAGTTAGGCAACGGCTGAATTGGAACAGGCGATGGCCTAGCAAATCCTGGGCGAACTGGGATCCAGATGCCGGCACGAGCTGTGATCTTTCGTGGGTCAACTGAGCCCTCGTCGTACATCATCTGAGGCTTAGCCATTAGGTTCTTGGCGTGGATGATCTGTGAGCGAGTGCGGTTGTATTCTCTCTGCAACGGGATAAGACTTCTAATAACCGAGCGGCGGTAGAACTTACCGTTAGAGATACCAGTTAGGTGAGAGAAAGGATACTCGCCGTGGTGGTAAGGGATGCCGGTTTCGGCGAACTGAACTATCTCAGTGTCAACGATTGTAATCAATCCACCGTTAGGAACTTTTGAGTTAGTGTTTGGCTTGATCCACATTTCTATTACGAGGACGCTGTCAGGCTTTGCGTTTTCAACGCCACGCAGATCCATCAGCGAAGCATCTTGGATCTCGCTAGCAGATACCTTTGCTGGCTTGAAGTCCTTAGGCAATACGTTGCCAAAGCTTCTCTTTACCCACTGCTCGCTCTTAGTGTAAACATTTAGAACGTAAGGCTGCTTCTGCAGGTCTTCTTGAGTTAGGTCAGGTACAAACAAATGGAACGGAGAGATGGTCTCGAACTTTACATCGCCCATGGAGGTAACTTGGCGATCTATTGTCTTCTCGCCGGTCATCTCGTCTACAACTTTTCTTGAGGAGTAGTGCTTGACGTTAGGATCCCAGAAACATTTGATAAACCCGTTACCACATACTGAGCGCCAGAACTCTGCCTTTTGCAGGATGTCAGTTTGGAAGTTGTTGTCTTGGTAAATTGACTCCCAGACTTGTTCGCCAGCTGTGGCGGAAAGCAAGTCATCCTCATCGTTAGATGCTGGGACTACAGTTGCCGATGGCTTCTGAGCAGTTGTCTTGGCGATCTCAGTTCGCACGATTGGCTCGATGCGGTTGACTGTAATGCGTGGTAGCTGAGCTGGGTTTGGCTCTTCAGCTAGACCTTGCTTGCCTGCAATTGTTCGCCAGTCGTGATACTGGTAGCCGTTGTAAAAAGCTAGCTGGATGTACCAGTCATTCTCTTCTGCCTTACGGGCACTCTTGCACTTCTGGTATTCAGACTTTACCCAAGCGACTAGGTCCTTGGCTCTTTCCTGCTTCTTGAACTTGTTGAGTACGCTATCTTCTAGCATCTCTCCGTCCTGAGCGGGAGGCGCTTTTTCATACATCTCAGATTGACCCGGCTGCTCTAAATCATTCATCGCCATTGTCTAGACCTATATCTTTCCAGAGCTTATCTTGCTGTTTTTCAAACTGCAATAACTGCTCATATTCTTCGCCTGTAGTGTAAGGCCCATTATAGCGGTCAAACGGTTGACTTTCGGGTGTGCCGGCCTGCAGCATCTGATATGCCATTGGCTCCTTACTTGCCAAAAGATTCAAGGCTTGGCTAAGCGCCTTCCCTCTTTCTTTGTCTTGTTTCAGCTGGAGGTCCAGGCTTTGCTTCAATGCTTCCAACGTCGGCTTTATCACTTTTGACGCTAGTAGTGCGATCGTTACGAGGGACGCTAGCCAGAGCAGCGACGAAGTCAGTAAGAATACCGTTGACATTTATGGTTAGCTCCTTTAGTAGTAACGGAGCTGCGCCGATTTGGCTTTCAAGCTCCTGAACTCTTGCTGTAAGTTTTGCAGTTTCTGATTCGTGGATTTGCTTAGATACCATTCCCGTAAAGGTTGCGATCTCTACAAGTATGTTGTCGCTAAGTAGTATGGGTAGAGCTTCGCCTTGAATTACTAGCGAGCCAACTTCCCAAAGATTTGTTGTCTGTCCGGAAAAAACACAAGCTGCTGGGTAAGGAGCCCCTGCTTCGTAAAAGCGAAAAGCGGGTTTCATTGTAGTCATCTCTATCCTTCTAGGTTGATTGTTGAACCCGGCACCGACCAGCCAGATCCCCAAGAGTCACGGTCATCAGTTTCCTGAAGTGGTGTAGATGGCGAGAACCTCTCGGCAAACATTGAATGGAACTCTTCTCGAACTACTGCGCCCGACAATTCTTCCGGCGTCAAATCGTCCATGAATGTCATGGCGTACTTCAACGCATCGTAACAATGATTGTCCTTATCTCTAATATCTTCTTGTCTATTATGCTGCTCAGCTACTTTAGCAGATGCCCACTTCTTCCACTTCAATTTTGGGATTTCTGCTATCAAGTTTGGGCAGTCATCCGTAAACATCAGCCGAGGCTTTTTAGTCTTAGGGTGTTGACGTAGATACTTTTGGATGCGCTCAAGGCCAATTCGCCGGTCGCGAGGGATCGAATCTACCGATATATAGATCCCATGCTTTTGGTATTCCTGAAGAATGCTAGTCCCAGTTTGTTCCTTAGTCTGCTTGATGGCAGGGTCACCAGTAGTAAGCCAAACCTCACAGCCATACTTTGCTTCAATTTCTTTCGTGATTCGGTTGACGATGACGGCATGCTCCTCAACCGTTTTCTTAGAAGCATAGTGTTCTTCAAAAACTGTAATCGTTCCGTCGGGGGCAATGGCAAGCCACAGCCATACTGTTGGATTGGTATAGCCAGAATCCATCGTCCGAACAATCCTGTGATCAGGTGTTGGGGTAAAGTCCCCTTTGGGGATGCAATGTGTAAGTGGAGAGAAATCCGGGAAGACCGAGCCACCAAGATGCACGTATTGCCCTTTGGATCTAATCTCTCTTTCCTCGGGTGGTAGCATGTCAAGGAATCTGGTGATGGCCTCTGAGCTAAGTGTGGGGTTGTCAAAAATCTGCGCTTCGGTGACTCCAATATCTTTTTTTCCATCCTTGGCGGGTAAGTAGATCTCATCGTAAATCCATTCCATACCCTCGACGGGCGTTTGCGACATCCACCATACGCCATTGGTGTCAACCAGTCGAGCAAGGCACTCACGAAAGATTGTCTGCGGGCACTCTTCGTCATAGTGAACAAAGTGCCTGGAGGATCCTGCAAACTTATCTAGGTCCTGATCTTGTGACATGAACTCTACAAAGCTGCCGTTGTTGAGAGTTAGCACATGGCGCTCGCGAGAATAGCTGTCTGACCAGCTGCCATTAAGAAGGTATGTCTTTGGAAGCCATTGCTTGTAAAGCGGCAGGATAATTTTGTCGACACCGTTTAGGAAGTCAACTGCTACTACCCTTCCTCGGATTGGTCCGTCAGGGGTACTTCTAAAAGGATGCGTATGGGTAAGCCACCAAATCGCTTCGATAGTACTCCCAAGACTTTTTCCTGATCTGTTCCCACCAATGTACAAACGGTCATGGTGAGTATCTGAGTGAAAGAGCTGTTGCTTGTCGCTAGGGACGTAGTCATACAGATTAGGGATACGGGACGCCTCGCCGAGACCCTCGCCGAGTTCAAGAAGGACGGACGCCAAATCATAGCTTTCCTTAGCCACTGACTAAGCTCATTAAATCGCTGACTGTGACGCGAACCAGAGGACCAACATCAGACAGGCTAGCGTTATGAAGATGTACCAAATCTCCGAGTTTCGCGTATGCCCACCATTCGCCGGCCCTTGGGTAACCAACCCCAGCACGCTGAGTAACAAGAAAACCAAAACGAGCGTTAGCATTTTTCTTCTCCGTCTCTGCTTCTAGGAACCATTTCTTGACCTGTTCGTAAGAAGCTTCCTTGGCAGCCTTGCCACCTTTTACTTCAAATATTATTAGGCCCAAACGTGGGTGACGTAGCCAAACATCGCCTTCGTCGGCAGATCCGGTGAGTACGTTTCGATGAGCTTCTAGCTCGGTGTATCCAACGGACAAGATGTGGTTACGCAAAGCGGTTTCCGCTTTTGTTCCAATTGATTTAGATTTACTCATTATCGTCTCCTTACAGTTAGAATGGTACCATGAAACCGAATCCGGCAGAGCTAAGTGCATACGACCAAGTAAAGTCGTTTCACCAGAACTCTGACATTGACGAGTCTCCTATTGCTCAGCATCACACGCTAGGATCTCTTCCCAGCCAAGCATCTCCAGGTGACCATGTTCACGATGGAACCTCTAGCAGAAAGCTGGATCTAAAAAACTTACAGGGCGTGAGCACCGTCTACACTCCTACAGCCACTGCAGCTGGGACCGCTCCCGCCGGCTTTGCTGTGTCGGGTAGCTACACAAGGTTTGGCAACCTTTGTTTCTTCCAAGCCAAGATCGACTTTGCGGCTGCAACAAACTTCGGAACTGGTCAATACAAGATAACTTTGCCGTTTGCTACTGAGGAGGCTATCCAGTTTAGAGGTGGCTGCTTGCATGACATTTCCGCCAGCAGACAGTACACGATCTCAGGACATGCCGCAAAAGACAGTGCTGATTTACTCCTCTTTACTACAGACTTAGATGGTAATCAAATTTTTGACTCCAGCTTTACTTATCAATATCCAGTGATCGTAGCAATTGCAGATAATTTCCACATAGCAGGAACCTACGAAATAAAACAATAGATAGTGTAGAATGAGCCCATGCCAGCAGATACAGTAATAGAAATCAGAGCAGGAACCGCTGCACAGTGGACCTCTGCAAACCCTGTCTTAGCACTAGGCGAGATGGGCGTTGAGACTGACACTCAGCGATCTAAATTTGGCGATGCAACTACTGCCTGGTCTTCTCTTGCTTACAGCGTTGGTGACTCTTCTGGAGTTGGAAGCGTCGAGTGGACCTCAATAACAGGAAAGCCTACTGAATTTGCCCCATCGGCACACACTCACCTAACAAGCGAGATTACCGACATAACATCAACGGCAGCNGAGCTAAACATTCTTGATGGCGTGACTGCCACAACTGCTGAGCTAAACATTCTTGATGGCGTGACTGCCACGTCCACAGAGCTAAACATTCTCGATGGCGTGACTGCCACGGCCACAGAGCTAAACATTCTTGATGGCGTAACTACTACGGCTGCAGAACTGAATTACGTTGATGGAGTTACTTCAGCAATTC